ACAGAAGAAGAAAGACTTCTTGGTGTTTCGCTTACTGGTATACTAGATAATCCTAAATTAGGAAAGGCAGAAGACCTTAAGAGGTTACGAGATATAGCTGTAGATACTAATTTAGGGTTAGCAGTAGAATTAGGCATACCACAATCAACTGCAATTACTTGCGTTAAGCCATCAGGCACTGTTTCCCAACTTGTAGACTCTGCTTCTGGTATACATGCAAGACATTCTGCACATTACATAAGGACAGTAAGAGGAGATAAGAAAGACCCTCTCTCTAAGTTTCTTATAGACCAAGGTATTCCATACGAAGATGATTTGATGCAACCTGACAATACTGTTGTGTTTTCTTTTCCTATGAAGTCACCTACAAAAGCAGTACTAAGAGAAGACTTAAGTGCTGTAACACAATTAGAAAACTGGAAGAACTACCAAGAGAACTGGTGCGAGCATAAACCATCAGTTACCATATCCGTAAAAGAAGACGAATGGTTTGAAGTAGGTTCTTGGGTGTACGATAACTTTAAAGATGTAGCAGGTGTTTCTTTTTTACCACACTCTGACCATACATATAAACAAGCACCTTACCAAGATATAACTAAGGAAGAATATTTAGCCTTAAGTAAGAAAATGCCAAGAAATGTTGATTGGACATTACTTTCCGATTATGAACAAGAGGACAATACCACTGGTACACAAGAGTTGGCATGTAGTGCAGGTGCTTGTGAGATTGTAGACATAACATGATAAGTTTATTAGGTTCTTTACTAGGGTTTGGTACTAGCTTTATGCCAAACGTATTAGGTTTCTTTGAAAAGAAACAAGCAAACAAGCAAGAGTTACTTATGTTAGAGGCTAAAGCTAAGTACGCTTCTGAGTTAAGTAAATTAAAACTACAAGAGATAGATGCTCAAGCAGATATAGAAGAGGCAAAAGGTATATATAAACATGCGGAACAGTTAGCTAAGTCTAACCAATCTAAATTTATAGGGGCACTACAAGCCTCTGTTAGACCTGTAATTACCTACGCCTTCTTTATATTGTTTGCCTTTGTTAAAGGGGCATATGTATTTATAGCTGTACAAGGCGGTGAAGATTTGTTACCTGCGATACTTACAGCTTGGGATGATGAGACAATGGCACTATTTGCGGCTGTCATGGCGTTTTGGTTTGGTAATCGTGCAATCAGTAAGTGGAAGAAATAATGCCTACAAATTTTTCAAAAGCACCTGAAGGTCAAATATCTCCGTTATTTCCTTTTGCACCTATGATAATGTATGCAAAGATGCCTATGGATTTAGTAAGAAGAATGAATAAGTATGTTAACAAAACAATAAAGAATGAGGAAAAAGTTAAAAATCTAGACCATTCTAACAATCTTGTAGGTAAACTTAAACAAGAATTTTTAATTGAATCTGATGAGTTAGAAAAACACTTACCTTTTTTTAATAATGTTGTAGGTAAATATTTAGATACAGATTTAAGTAGGTCATTTAAAAGTTTAGCAAAGGGAACAGGCTATGGTATAGATTACAAATCAGCATGGGTTGTAAGGCAATTTGCAGGTGAGTATAATCCTGCACACATACATACAGAATGTAGTATGTCTTGCGTAGGCTATCTAAGACTTCCAGAAAAAATAGAAGAAGAGTGGGAAGAAGATTATAAAGACCACTACCCTGCTAATGGTCACATAGAATTTTTACATGGATCATCTGGTAAGATGCACCAACACACTTTAATGGTAAAACCTTCTGTAGGAGATTTTTTTGTATTTCCTGCTGATCTTATACATATGGTATATCCTTTTAAAAGTGAAGGTGAGAGAAGATCATTTAGTATGAACATAGAAGTACACCAACAAAAGATGGACAAAGATGGTAACCCAATACAAATACCTAAAGCAAAAGAAGGACATGTTGCAGGCAATTTTGAACTTGCATAACTAAAATAAATACAATACAATACTCTAACCTTTTTAGGAGAAAACAATGGAGTCACAAATAATATCCCTACTTTTAAGTAGAGAAAACTTTGATAAGGCGAAAGCTCTTGTCACAAAAGATATGTTTGATAAGAAATACAAAACTATCTTTGACGCAGTAATGCACTACCATACTAAGTATGAAGGTGATCTATCAAAAGACAATCTTTTTATGGTTCACAAAAACCTATACCCTGCCATGCCTGACTCCACAAGAGAGTTAGTTGAAGAGGCTATCCAAGATATACCAGAAGATGTAGAAGGCGATCCTAATTTTGTAATGGATACGCTTACTGAGTTTTGGCGTAGAGAGATGGCTAGGAAGGTAGGCGAAACAGCTATTGATATATGGAATGGAGACTCAGCTAACTTTGGTGATCTAAGAATGATGATTGACCAAATTATAAATCAAGACTCAGCTACTGGTATCCTGTCTATGCAAAGGGAAGAGACAGATGTAGAAGAATTGTTCCAAGACTTTGAAGCAGACCCAGACTTTCCTTTTCCAATAACAACATTAGCAGACGAGATTGCAGGAACATACAGAGGTAACCTAGGTATTATTTTTGCTAGACCTGAAAGTGGTAAGTCATCTTTCTGTGCTTTCTTAGCTGCAGAAGCAATACGTAAGGGGCATAGGGTAGGTTACATTATGAATGAGGAAACAGCTAAACGGATGAAGTCCAGAGTATTAACTGCCTACTTTAATGTACACAAAGAAACCTACATGCAAGAGATAGAAAATATAAAAAGAGTATACAAAGAAGAGATAGAAGATAACCTTTACATTATGGATTCTGTAGGCTCTGATGTTACTGAGATAGACCAGTTTACAAAATTAAATAAAATTGATGTGCTGTTTATAGACCAGTTAGATAAGGTAAAAGTAAATGGCGAGTTTAGTAGAGGCGATGAAAGATTGAAAGAGCTTTATGTAAATGCAAGAGAGATAGCTAAAAGAAATACCTGCATGGTATGGGCAGTTTCTCAGGCAAGCTATGATGCACACAATCGTCAGTTCTTAGACTTTGCCATGTTAGATGGTTCTAAGACTGGCAAGGCAGGAGAAGCAGATATTATTATAGGTATAGGAAAAAATCCTGGCGAAGATGATGACACTCGATTCCTGTGCGTTTCAAAAAATAAAATTTCAGGGTGGCATGGTCACATTGTTTGTGAGATAGATAAACTTACAGGAAGGTATTACGAATGATTTTAACGTTAGATGTAGAAACAACTTTTATAAAAACAGGCAAGGGTTATGATCCTTCTCCTTACACCAGAGGCAACCAACTAGTATCTGTAGGTTTTAAAGAAGATGATAAACCTGTACAGTATGTATGGTTTTATCACTCAAACAAAGAACCAACACCAGACAACATGAAGATAGTACAAGAAGCTTTAGATAGAGCAGACGTACTACTAGGTCACAACATAAAGTTTGACTTACAATGGCTGTTTGCCGCAGGTTTTACCTACGATGGTGCAGTCTATGATACTATGGTCTTTGATTACATATGGGCTAGAGGTGTTAAAGTTCCTCTAAGTCTTGATGAGTGTTGTCGTAGACACCAGACCAGTACCAAGAAAAAGAAAGAAATTTTAGAAAACTACTTGAAAGAAGGTATAGGATTTGATATAATCCCACCTGAGATAGTAGAGGAATATGGAATTGCTGATGTGCAATCTACTTATGAAGTAGCTGTTAGTCAGTCTAAACAAGAAGGAAAGAGCATTGAGCAAATTGCAGCCCACATTGTACCTGTCTTTTGAGGTAACAAAAGTTTTAGCAGGTATGGAAAGAGATGGCATCAAGATTGATCGTCAAGCTCTTAACCTTGTTAAAGATGAATACACAAAAGAACTAGAAGAACTAGATTTATTTTTAAGCAAAGAAGTAACTAGAGTTATGGGAGATATGCCTATTAACTTATCTAGTCCTGATGATAGGTCTAAGCTTTTATTTTCTAGGTCTATAAACAACAAGAAGAATTGGATAAAAACATTTAACTTAGGTTACGAAGTCAGAGGCAACACTAAAAAACCTAAACGTAGAGCCTACATGACTGAAGCACAGTTTAAGAGAGCAGTCGTAAACAACACTACTGTACAACAAAAGTCTGAGGCACAGAAATGTACTCCTTGTAATGGCTATGGAAAAGTAGCTAAGAAAAGAAAAGACGGCACATGGGGTAATGCTAGGTTTATATGTAAGTCCTGCTCAGGTGTAGGAATACAGTACATGCCTACAGGTAGAGTTGCAGGATTTAAGTTAACACCATTAGACCCTAAAGGATGTAGCACTGCAGGATTTAAAACAGATGCAGATGCTCTTTCTCTATATAAGGAAAGAGGTACACCAGAAGCTGTCTTGTTTATAAAAAATTATCTTAGGTATAATGCTATCAAGACTTACCTAAAAACTTTTATTGAAGGTATAGAAAAAAATTTAGATTACTCAGATAGAATACATCCACAGTTTATGCAATGTGTTACAAGCACTGGTAGATTATCTTCTAGGAATCCTAACTTCCAAAACATGCCTAGAGGTAAGACCTTTCCTGTCCGTAGAGCAGTAGTGTCTAGGTTTGATGGTGGTAAGATTCTTGAGGGTGACTACGCACAGTTAGAATACAGAGTGGCAGGCTTTTTAAGTAAAGATAAACATGTGTATGATAATGTAGAAGGCGGTGTAGATGTGCATAACCTAACTGCTACTATCATAACAGGTAAAGATAAAGAAGAGATTACGTCTGAAGAAAGACAAAATGCAAAGGCACATACTTTTGCACCGTTGTATGGTGCTACAGGTATGGGATTGCCTGAACACATACATAGATATTACTACCAGTTTACAGATGTGTATCCTGGAATTGGTGAATGGCATATAAGGTTAGCTAACGAAGCTTTAAAATATAAAGTTGTGAGCTTACCTTCAGGTAGGGAATACAGATTTCCCTATGTAAAGAGAACAGCTAGAGGCATTACACATGGCACTAGCGTAAAGAATTATCCTGTACAAGGGTTTGCGACAGCAGATTTACTTCCGTCTGCTCTAGTGCTTACCTTCGAAGAATTTAAGAAAAGAAAACTTAAATCTTTGCTTTGTAATACAGTACATGATAGTATAGTAGTGGATGTACATCCTGATGAAGAGGATCAAGTAATTGAGACTGTCAAAGAATGTATGCTCTCTATCCCTCAGCAAGCTAAAAGAAGATGGGGCATTGATTATGATATGCCTGTTGGCATTGAGATAAAAATCGGAAGCAACTGGCTAGATACTAAAGAAATTTTTTCAAATTAATGCTTGCAATTAATTTATATTTAGCTATAATAATAAGATTGTGCAACTCATAAGGAGTATTATATGACACAACTAGCGACAACCGAGGCAACAGACCTTGTAATTCCAGACAATCTGGATAAATTATCTGTAGAAGAACTAGCAATTATGCTTGGTCAGAAGGATGGCATGGAGAGCCAGTCTTCAGGCGATTCCTTTGCTAGACTATCCATTAATCATTCACCTGAAGACGATGCAGGCAACACTCTGCCTAGAGGTCACTTCGCATTATATAACCCAGATACTAAGCAAAAAGTATTTGGTAAAGATGTGACTATGAGAGTTTTCGTAAGAAGGTTTATGTATAGCTTATGGGATAATGAGCAGGGTGCATACTCAGTTCGTAGTACTCAACAAGCTAAACTGAATGATTTATTTCCAGACAATGAGGGTGGCTTTAAATGTGGTAAGCTAACTCGTAAGGAAATAGAAGACTTAGGAACTGAGTCTCCAGAAGCTGCGGCATCTGCTATGGTCAAGTGTAACCAAGTGTTATACGGTCTAGTGACTATTGCTGATGGTAAAACAGCAACAGGTGAAGAAGCTCCTGTAGAGAATATACCAGTAGTATTTTATGGTAAGGGTGCAAGTTTTGTTCCTATCTCTCAGTACTTCAAAGATTTAGATTCTAAAAACTTACTAACATGGAATGTTAATTCTAAGTTACATTCTGTGCGTCATAAGAATGGTGCTACTATTTACTATTCAACAAACATGACTGTTTCTGACACAGTGGATTTTTCTAAGGAAGACAAGGTGCTGTTACAAGCCATTGCTGACTCGATTAATTCATACAATCTCCGAGTGTCAGGAGAACACACTGAGGCGAATAATGGTCTTGGTGCTGATGCTATCGACCTTGCTGCTGTCGAGGCATAAATGAACTCTATTCAAATTCTTATACAAGATTATTTGAGTAGAGGGATTAAGGGGGAGGCAGAAATGCCTTCCTCTCTAATCTCTGAATTTAAAGAAGCTTGCGGTCAAGCTTTAGAGAAACAATTTTCTAGAGAGCCCAGAGAACATAAGCTACGTTTGTCAGCTTTAGGCAAACCCTTATGTCAACAGCAATCAGAAAAATTAGGAATAGAACAAGAATTTAGTTACAATGCAATCATGCGTTTCTTGCTAGGAGATTTAGTAGAAGCTTCTCTTATCGCAGTTATGAAGGCAGCAGGCATTGAAGTACAAGAAGAACAACAAAAAACAAAAATTAATTTAGACGATACAGATATTAATGGAACTTTAGACGTAGTGATAGATGATAAAGTTTATGATATTAAATCTGCTAGTCCATATGCGTTCCAAAATAAATTTGGAAAATTCGGTGGCTACGCTAAGGTGAAAGAAGACGATCCTTTTGGGTATGTAGTCCAAGGTTATGCCTACGCTCAAGGTGTAGACAAGCCCTTTGGAGGGTGGATCGTTGTAGACAAATCGTCAGGTGAGGTCACGGTTTGCGAAGCTCCAGATATTCAAGAGCAAGATAAGCAAGACGCTTTAGACGCAGCCACCGTTAATGTACGTAAGTTAAAGAAAACAAAACGTATTGAGAAACAATTTAAACCTACAGATGAAATAGATAAAGGAGAACCTACAGGTAATAAACTGTTACCTAGAGAATGTGGGTTTTGTGGATTTAGGCATAACTGTTGGTCCAAAGCACAATTCCTACCTAAACATACATCAAGAGCTAAAAACCCTCCGTATGTTTGGTATACTAAGGTAGCTAAAAATGCCCATACTTAAAACACACAATCTTTCTGTAGCAGACTTTACGGAAAACGAAAACATATATTATCTGTTTCCTGATAACTGGAGCCACCAGAAAGGCTCTAACATAGTTAAGATACTTAGAGACAGTGACCATGGTATTCCTTTGTATACAGGTCTATCTCCTATTAAACCTTTTGATGAAGAAAGAGGCATGAGACAATTAGATGAAAGTCTAGAAGTAATAAAAAATATTCTTATGCAAAAAGGTTTAGTAATAGTTTTAATA